GCTGCACTTGTTGTGGTTAAATAAGTATTTGTATCTAATGACCACGTGTCGGCTGCCGTTTTAATTAAAAATCCGGTTGTTCCAACCAATGCCGCAATGGCTGTCAAATCTGCATCTAATGGTTGTTTTGTACCCAACCCGGTCACAACTGCATTTACCGATGGATATTTGGTTGCCGATGCAGTCAAATCTGTTGATAAATTTGTCAATAATTGGTATGTACTTGCTGCATCACCGGTTGTCAAATACGTTGAATTGTCATACGATATTGTTGTTCCTGTTGCTTTCACAAATCCGGTTCCATTCAATTGCGCCTGTGGTGTATATCCTAACACCGTTGCGATGCTCTTATTTTTCCATAATGATGTGGCTGATTCGTAAAATAATCCATCATTATTTGTTGGTGTTTGCGCAGCAACATCATGAATTTCTTTTAATTCAAACCCATTTTGAACGTTTACAAAGATTTCACCATTATTTGATTGCACACGTGTAACAACTCCAATATAAACTAAATGCGCAGGTGCAAATGGTTTATTTGCTAAACCAAAAATCAATGCACCATTTACACCCAACCAAACCGGATCACCGGCCGTTGCTGTGGATGTGTCCAATCCTGCTAATAATCCAAATGTCACGCATTTAACAAACGCATTTGTTGCACCTCCTGTTTCGAGTAAACCAAACGTTTTTGAACTCAATGCCTCTGTTGTATTTGATGCAGCCGAAACAATGATATTTGTTCCATTGGCTGATGAAACGTAAACCGCTGCACCTTTGGTTAATGTTTGCCCTAATTTGACCTCATTTTTTGTCTGTGTGGCAAAATTATCAATCCATTCAGTATTATAGTCCGTTGCGTTAATTTTAGCCAAAATTTGGCCTGTTGTTCCGCCTATTGGCAAACCACCGGTAATTGTTGGAAACGTTGCGATTGATCCATCACCACGAATGTATTGTGAAATCGTACCGGTTGGATTATTAAATTTGGCATTTAAGGCATTTTGTAAATCTGTCTGATTGGATAATGTGCCGGTAATATTGCCCCAAACGGCTGATGTTCCTGCAATAGTCCATGATCTGTTTGCTGATAAATCATAGGTTGTTCCATTAATTGTCAATGTCCGGGCATTTGTGACCGGTGTGAACCCTAATGCGGCAATGATTTGTGAACTTGTTATGGATGTCAAATAGGTATTTGCATCCAATGATCCATCCGCCTTTAAAAATTGCGTTGCTAAACCATTAGTGACCTTGTATTTGTTGGCTCTTAAAAAGCCATTAGAATCAATAAAAACATTTGATCCCCCACCGAATCCATCTGTAATTTGCTTTTCGCTTGCTGTTAGGATGTCATTGTCGATTGTTTTCAACAATGCTTTGTATGTTTCGGCTACTAAATTACCGGTTAATGATGCCATTTTCTGCCTGCTTTATTTTATGCAAGTTAAAAAATTATTAGCCTTGTTTTTATGAACACATAACCGATAATGATGATTGATTCAAACATGATTGTGATAATGGCCCACAATGGAATAACGTTTGTGACAATCTTTTTGTATTCAACCTTTGTATTGTCTGATTTTGACAATTGATATTTGGATTTATACACAGATTCTATTGAATCAATGTCAATTTTGGCCTCAATTCTGCCACGTGTTGAACGCAATGTGATTGATCCCTGTGGTATTATAAATTTTGAATAAAAGTCCGTTAAAATGCCCAAAGAATCACACGGATTTTCAATGATAATTGAATCCCGAATGGCCTTTGTTTTGTAGATCACATCCGATGTGTGGATGGTATCATATTTTACAATGGTTGATTCTTTGATAATTGTTTTTGATGGTTTGCAACTTGCAAACAAAATGATGGCGATGATTAGGTATTTTTTCATTTTTATATTATTTAATGTTGGTTATATTTTACATTAACCCCACTTTTTGTCAATTATGATGGATATATCCTACAAAATCACGTATCCCTGTGCATCAATTTTCTTTGCATTGTACATTGCAAATAAATCCGATGGTGTTTTTCCAAATGCTTTTTGAAAATGTGGCATATCAGGAAATTTTTTCCAATCGCCACCCCATTCCCAACCGTACTTTTTAAACACCGCCACAACCTCCATCCAATCCGCTTTGCCATCAGAATCAAAATCCTTTTTAACATCCCATGAAACCGCTTTGCCATCAATTAAAACAATGTCAATTGCCAATCCGTAATTGTGTAAACTTAAACCCGGTTTTGCCTTTGAAACAATAATACCCGGCTTTGTTCTGCCCTGTGCATAAATTGCCTCCTGCTCTTTAAATGTGCGCAATGTGTGACTAAATCTGCAAAATGCTTTGCCTCTTAATGCAGTCACAATTTCATCATAAATTGTGACAACCTCTGCACGCAATTTTGGGTGCATCAACTCAATCCGATCCAATGTTGTTTGATCTTTCATTATTCCTGTTCCGGCTTCTTTTTTACCGGTTTGCCATGCTTTAATTTATGGTTTTCCTCACGTAGATTTTCAATTTCAACGGTTAATTCATCAACCTTTTTGCTTAATTGATCAACTTTGGCCTCCAACTTCTCATTCATTTGCGTTACCATATCAATCACACGTTGGGAATTTTCTAATTGTATTGTACTGATGTCCGCATTTTCTTTGCGTTTCCCTAATATCCACGATATAAATGCCGTGACTGATGATGATGCTAGGCCAATAATGGCATCCCTTAATTCCATTTTTAAATTGTCTGTTGGATTTTATTACTGATTTCTACTATGCCACGAAAATATGTGTGATCACGTTCATCATCCACCATGTATGTTGATGATTCTTTCACGCAGGTAAATACATTGAATCCATCCGCAGAAAGGTCAAAATATCCATTTGATCGTGTTCTAATTAATTCTAAAATTCTATTGATTGCACTATTGGCTGTAATTTCACCGCCTGAATCTGATTGGAAACGTGTCACTACTTCAATTCGTGTGATTGTTTCGGTGATAAATGATGACTGATTAAAATCTGTTTCATCAGATGAAATAGAATAAACCAAAATATACGGAAACGATGCCGCAGATGGAACACGGTTATAAACACCAAATGTCACACCGCCAATCACCACATTATTTGTCAAACGTGTAATGATTGCCTTTCGGATAAATTGTATCGGTTCTAACATTATTTTGTTAATTGTTTAATTTTTGTTTCTAATCTGTCTGTCAAATTACCTAATTCCTTACGCAAATTTGTAAAGAAAAACGGCCGTGCCGGCAAATTCACCTCCTTAATTCCTTTGCCTTTAAATTGTGCCGCATAACTTGCAGGAAATCCCAACTTTGTTAAATGGCTCAAATCAACCTTTCTGCCTGTTCCAAATTCAACGTATGGCGCATAAGGCGCACGTGAAAATATTACAACCGTATTTTCATTTTGCCTTTCAAATCCGGTTTGATTTCTTAAATTACCGGTGTCATGCCGGGCATCTGTTTTCATTCCTGCAACCGCAAACATTGCAGTTTTAACCAATTCATTTGACAATTCCTGTTTGGATAATTTACCCAATTCAGCAATTTTCTTTTGTAAATCTGACAATTGTTTTGGATCAACTCCGCTATTTTTTGCCATTATCCTGCAATTTTGGTGGCTGTCATTTTAACCCAAAAATTCTCAAACGTTTGAAAATTGGAATTAATCCGATACAATGCCGCAAATCCTTCTACACTCAATACATCCTCATTGGCAATCAAATCAGCCGTTTCCTTTCTGATCGTGATTTCTATTTCTGTGGACAATAAACGGATGCTCATCTTTTCATCAATGGCACCCTTTGTTTCCTGAACACGGCACCATACGGTGTCAATTGTAACGTAACCGCCCGGTGTTGTGCCACCAAATCCATCTGATGTGCGTGCCAAACGTTTGATCAAAATACGTTGTTTCAATAAAGATGCCGTGTTCCCTGATGCCATTATATAAATACTGATTTTAATCCATCCAATAATTTTGCCGATGCACTTGGAACATCATTCACGGTCATACCGGTAACGAAATCCGTTCTATTATCGTAATATGTCGAAACCATCATCAATAATGCCTGCTTTAAAATGCCATCATTCATTCCGGATGTAATAAAATCGATTTTAATATTTGATCCTAATGGCCCAATTTCAACAATCGGATCACCTAAACCATACACGGTAAATGGCACCGAAATATTTTTGACCGTAACTGCATCAACAGATGCCACAGGGCCAAATGGCACATCAATAAACCCATCATTTGAAAAATCTAAATAATAGGTGCGATCCTTTGCAATTATATCACGGCTCATGTAGTTTTCAGCCGCTGTGTGTGCCGCTTCAATCATCAAATCAATCAATGTATCATCAGCATTTGTATCAATACGGATGTAATTCTTTGCATCTGTACGTGAAATGATTGGAACCCCAATCACATCATTAATTTTTATTTGCCGCATTCTTTTTTGGTTTGTGTCCTATGTGTCCGTAGATCATTTTTTGTTCCTTTGTTTCAACCTCTACGGCCTCCACTTTGGTTTCAATTTCAATGGCCTCCACCTTTATTTCAACAATCTCTGCCTCTGCTTTGACTGCATAATTGTGTGCCAAATAATGTCTTTCAACATCAGCCGAAACCGTAACGATTTCACCGGCTTTGTGGTATCCTGTTTTATTATCAAATACCGTTTTTCGCATTAAAACTTTGCCCATAATTGTGCTATTTTTTGAACAAATATAAAAAGAAAAGCCACCCAAAATTTAGGTGGCCTCTCTTAATTTGAATCTGTATTAAAACTAATCTAAGATTGCAGCGATGTCCGTTGCAAATACACCCTTAACAATTGCTAATGGTGCGTAGTTAGTTAATGCAATACGCTCAACCAAACGAACGGTCACGAAACCATCACGTACGTTTGTTCCATCCTCACGGAAAAACTCTAATGAAAGGTTTTCACGAACCCATAATTGAGTACCCATTGCGAAATTACCTACCAAATACGTTCCTGCCGTTACCGCTGTGTTGATTACAACCGGTATTCCTAAAAATTGTGGTTGTAAACCCATGTATGCTTGCTCTTGCAAATACTCATTGGTTGTTGCCTTCAATAAAAGGATTTTGTTGAAATCTGTTGGATTCAACATGATATAATCAGGACGATAGTTTACCAATGCTAATTGGTTAATTGCTACCGTTAAAACATCAAATTGATTTGCTGCTACAACTGAACCTGCAAATGCACCTGCTGCGAATGCTGTTGATCCTGATGTTGAAATACCTGAAATGTTTGGTGCTGTTCCGTTACCATAAAGTAATTGAGCATCCTCAACAGTTAATAATTTCTCAGGCGCACGTGCTGCTAAATAAGATGTTAGCTGTGGGGTATCTGCTAACATTTCCTCAGAAATACGGAAATAAGTACCGATTTTCTGAACGTTTGCATCGTATGCTGTCAAATCGAAATCTGATTCAGTAAACGTTGATCCCTGTGCTGTCGCTGCTGCACCATTGTCGTATGCTGATTCACGTACGTAACGAACAACCTCAGATGATGTTGAACCTTGTGCCAATAATTGGCGAACGTGTACCGGACGTGTTGGATCATACTTGATACCCGGAACATATTGCGCAGGGATTACTTCACCTGTGAAATTGTTTGCAACGGTCATATCACCTGCTTTGATCTCAAATTTAGCTGAACGGCTGTTGCCATTTACTAAACCATCTAAACCACCCTTTGTAATGCCATCAATTAATGATTGCTTGAAAGATTGTGCGTTTGCTCCTGATGCTGTTTTCTTTGCTGCAACCTCTGCGGCATCAATACGGCTGTGGATTTCTGTGAATTTAGTTTCTAAATTCTTGATTTCGGATTTTAATAATTCATCCGCTTTTCCTGTTGCTGATGCAACTGCTTGGCCTTCCGCTTTTGCGATACGGCTGTCAATAGCTGAATTTAATTCATCTAATTGATTTTTGATTTCTTCTGTCATGTTATTTTGACTTAATTTTTTTGTTTAAATATAAAAATATTTCGGAAATTTCAACCTGTTTGATTTCCGGCACGGTGACAATTTCTGCCGGCCGTGTGGTTACATCCACAAACAATGATTTTAATTTCATCAACTCACCTTCAATTGCGTATCCTAATTCATCGGATACGTTTTCTTTTTTAATCATTTTGGCTAAAATGTCGAAACGTTTTGCCAATAAATCCTGATTAATTTCACCCTTTGCATCTGTGATCAATGCCATTGGATTTGCTGCCAATGTAACGCATGATATTTCGTACAATTTACATTCCTTTAATAAACGCACACCATCTGCCCGGTTTTCCTTAATGATTGGCATAATACCAACTGAATTTTCCGTGATTACACCGTTTTTCATTAGTAATAAAATATCCTCACCCATTCTCGTTTTTGGAACTTGCGCCACAAAATACAATCCGGTGCCATCCTCACGTAATTCTGTGAATTTACCTAATGGTTGATCGATTCTGTGCTGATTGCAATATCTAACACGTGAACCGTTTTCCTGCAATGTTTTGGTGTATGCTCCTGCCAATATGATGTCATTATCTGAATCTATATTGCCAAAAATTGATCCATAACCTGAAACAATACCGTTTGTTTCATCTATGTCCTCAATACCAATCGATGTTTGTTTGTAAATCATATTCTATCCTTTGCCCAAAATTAGTCAAATTGCTAATTAGAAAACTAAATGCAAAAATTAATTTTCTTTGTATGCAATATGGCCACCATCCAACACATCTTCATTTTCTGATATGAAAATTAATTCTCTGCCATTTGCATTTTTAATAAAACTAACAATATCATTAATGCCTAAAACAAAAAGCCAATTTTTAGGATTTTCTGCATTTGGATGTAAAATCATATATTGATCTACAAATATATTAAATTCAAATAATGTCATTTTTTTAGTTTAATTAATTGATTCAGCAATTCAATAGTATCATCATAAATTGATGGAAATAATTTTTTAAATACAGGATTACCATTGTAAAAATTTTCAAATACGTGGGCCATGTATTCCACCTTATCGTTATTTATTACTTTATAATATATATTTTTATGTCCTCCACCAATTTTGTTTTTTGTTAATGCTCCGAAAAAATCAAACATATTAATTATATGTTCATTTAATAATTTTGGATCTATATCATTAAATTGTTTTAAAAATTCGGCACTTTGAGAATATTTTAATTTTTGATATGCATCATTTAATAATTTGATTCTTTCTTCGCCCCTAACACCAACACCTACCATTTTTTGATGTTTATTAAAAAATTCTCTTATTAATGGATTTACTTTTGAACGTGTTACCCATTCATTTTGATGGTGTATTGCATGGCCAAATTCGTGTGATAAAACATTCCCAATTGTACTTGCCGAATGTCTTTTAGTATCAATTTTTATAATATTTTTACTTATGTTATAACTTGATCCATTACCATAATTATCAATCATTTGTGGTTTTGTATTTAATAATGCCAAATAATCATCATTGATTTGCGTACCTTTTGGAACAATTTTGTCCCAATTGTCCGGCCTCATTGCTTCTTTCTGCGCCTGTGCCTCAACAACTGCCGTTTCTGCCACAACCGTTGCAATTATTTCCGGTGCTATTAATGCAGATGATATTGCATCCACAACCTCTGCCTGTGCCATTCCAAATCCAATATTGGTGATCAATGGCCCAATTGTCTGTGCGCCTGCTTTTGGCAATACAATCATTGAACAACGGCAATTGATTCTGTTTCCGGCCGATGCACTTGGATCACCCGGTCTTTGTAATGATTCGCCACCAACTGAAAATTTGCTATTAAATGGCACAATCTGCCCATTGGCTGCCTGATGTGCCGGCCTTACCCTTGCATCATAACCCGATCGCCATGTTTTGGTCATATCCTGACCGGGAAACAAATTCAATGCTGCCTGCTCTGTTGCGTAATTGGCTGCATTTGTTGCCTCTGTACGGACAATCCTGCGTGCCTGATAATCTGCTAAATGATTGAATTTTTGGCGCAACATTTTAGCCTGTACAACTTCACCCCCTGATTGAAATACAGGATCGGCCATAAATTGCCTGATTGTGTTTGTCAATGTGGCCTGTGCTGTTGATGAAACCATAATTGCACTCTGTGTGCCAACCTGATTGCCCATAAACGCAAATGCATTGCGCCAAATGGATTGCATATTGCCCACATCTGCTTTTGGTAAATATTTTTCAATGTTTTTTGAATACCAATTGGCAAATTGTAAACCGATTTTAGAATACATGGTTTCATACATTTCAATGTATTGTGCATCCTGAAAAAATCCCTGTGCTGATGCAGGTGTCATTGCCCCTACCTTTAAAAATAGATCAATGGCATCATTATATTCTGCCCGGTAAAAATCTGTAAAATCACGAACTGATGTGCGTTCCGCTTTTGTCAATTGGTTTTCGAAATCATCCGCCCAATTATCCTGTGCCTTTGTTTCTTTCTGCGGATTGAATAAATTGCTACACACCGCCACACGTTGATCAATGGTGCCAAAATCATTGACAATATTAGGATCAACAACACAACGGCCCATGAAATCATTTTGGCTTTCACCTGTTTCCGGTTTAGGCAATGGCATATTTAGTCAATTTTTAGTGACTTTGGATTTTCTAATGCATCAATTGTTTGATTCTGTGCCATTAAATTAGCCGGAATAAAATAATCATTCATGAATTGGTTTTCTGTGTCCATCGCATAATTCATTGCATCACGTTTTTCGTTTGGTGTAACCCACCACGCAGATGATAATTGTGTCACCAACTTATCAACTTCCTCCTGCATTTCGCTGATGGCAGTAAAATCAAAATCAATGAAATACTCATCATTTTTGCCAAATTTTGGTGCTAACCATCTGTTTAATTCATCACGTATTTTGATCAATTCAGGAATTACCGCATTTTGATATAAAGCCTTTTTGGCTTCCTTCATGTTGTTGTATGTCGATGAATCTGTATTGTTTAGCAACTGCACAGGGATATTGTAAATATTACACAAATCCTTTACCGTGCCATTGTATTGTTCAATCAATGATAAATCCGATGCAGATAAACCAAAATTCACCCAACTCAAATCCTTTGGTGTGATAATCACATCCCCTGCGTTTGATGATCCCTGATAATTTTTGCGGAATTTGTCTTTTAATGCTTGCGCCTGCACCTCTGTTAAATTACCATCTTTTGAAATCAACATACCACGTGATGTTTGATTCTGTAAATATTTTAATCCGGTGGTGACTGCCTCATTGTTGGCGGATAATACCCTCAGACCGGCACGCAATGGCGATTGTCCATATAGGTTT